GGCAAAGAGATCGACATTGTTGGCACGGTCCAAAGTATCGATAAAGACGCGTTCAACAACATTGTCGTGCGCCTCCAAACGCCAAACCAGTTCATGCCCGTCTCTGCTACGTTGCAGGATAAGTACGAGTCCGAGGCGGCGCGCATGAAGAAGAGCGAGATCTTGAGCTTCACGTGCATTGGCGCCGGTCGAGTTATCGGTAGCCCAATCTTGAAGGACTGTCGCCCGTTATCGTTTGAGTCCCCAGGCAAAAAAGGTAAAAAGAATTGAATCAGTCAGTTGGTACGTGATTGCGTCTAACGGCATCTGCCTCGTCCAGAGGAAGCGTCCAGTTCGGGGAGACAGCAAAGGCACGCGGCTCCCTTTCTCTAATCTGCTACGGCACAGAGAAATTTTGTTAGGAACGCCAAGGGACAACTGGGCCGTAGAAAGGTCAGGTTTGCGATTCCTGAGCTTCGAGCACCCACGTTACACGTGATCGGTTTCCCGATGAACTACTTTTCCAATGACGATGCATTCACCAGAGCGGCAAAGCAAACGCGGGTAACGCGGAGACTGATTGTCGGAGCAGAGGTACCATTGCCCCCCGTCACGGATGAGCCGTTTGATCACAGCTTCGCCTTCGTAGTTCACAGCGTACACGTGCCCACTAACTAGCTTTTTGTCGGCCATGTTTACGATGACAACATCGCCTTCATAAAGATTCGGCGACATGCTCTCGCCTTTAACATCGATCGCAAAGAGCTGGGCCGGAGCAAAACCATTTTTTTCGATCCATCTCTTGGGCACGTCCCAGTTGCCCTGGTCGCGCTGATCGAGTTCGAAGCCGTAGCCACTTATCCCGGCAGATAGGCGTATATCCCGTACCTTACGGATGCTGACTCTTGAGGCGCTATCGGAAGCGTTCGACACGACTGGGCGTGCGCCAGGGAAGACCTCCGTGACGTCCACTACCGCGTGGCCCTTCATAGGCCCCGTGCCCTCATGAAGCCATTGGAAGTTGACGTTGCATGCTTGTGCTAGCGCGAGCAGCGTTTGGCTTTCAGGTCCTTTCTTGCCTATGTCCTTGAGGATACGGTTGATAGTGGGCTGAGGTACCCCGGACGCTCGCGATAACGCCGACTGGGATTCAATCCCAGCAGCGTGCATCGCTTCATACATCAGGTCCACCGTGCTATTCATTCAGGTATTGCCTTTTCTATTCATTCGCGTATAGTGTTCAGTTATGGACATGGATATTTCAACGATGCTTCGTGAGATCAAGGCGGCGATGGGATGTGGCCAGCCGACGCTTGCGCACAAGCTGCGAACCTCTCAGCCGACTATAAATCGGATTCTCAACGGGCAAACTGAATGCCGAAGCGGCCTGTACAGCCGGATCTCGGCCTTGTACTCGGAAGTTGTCAGGCAAGGCCGACGAAAGGACGATGAGGCGCTTTCCAGTCCCGTAGCGGACAACGACAACGAAGCAATCTCTTAATTGCACTTCTTTCTCATTGACGACTTTCCGCTTAGACCCGGGGCGTTTTCGTTTGTCAATAATGTTTCTCATAGGAAATTAAGTGCATTTAGGAATCTGTTGGTTGAGATATTAGACATGTTGGTAACTAAGCAAAACCCAAGAGGCTGAGGGAAAAACTATGGACCTGCTGTCCGCATACCAAGAAATGATCAAGGTCCACGGCTGGAATGGTACGGCCGCAACTTTGGGGATGACGAAATCGGCTCTTGAGGCGCGCGTCTACGAGGTAAAAGGCTCGGGCATGCGCGTCGATACGGCGCTGCTGATCCAGGCTTATGCCGGCACCAAACACTTCGCTCAGGCCGTGGCTTACGCGAGCGGCGGAGTGTACATCGACCTGCCGGAATCCGACTGCGTTCATGGTGACCACCTCGAAGCGAAATTCCACGAGCTGGTCAGTGTACTTGGCAACCTGTCTAAGACCTCGTACGAAGCGAAGAAGGATGGCGAGATCGATGCCCGTGAGCGCGCCGACCTGGAAGACATCGCACAACAGATGCACAAGACCCTCCAGGAACTGATGGGTCTGATGTTCCAAATTTACTGCCGCCCGGCAGTTGCCACTCGCAAGTCCAACAACGATGACCGCTGACTCAACCAGGAACGACCAAGCCATGGCCAGCAAATTGTCGTTCGCGTGCAAATTGCCCCCGGTTCAGCGAACGGCGGAAGAGAAGGCGCGCATCCTCGCGCGCCTGACGTTGCTGATGGCGTCGCTCGGCAATGAAGAAAGGGCCAACGATGGCAACGCTTGACCAGGTCATCGAACAGATGCGTGGCGCAGGTCTCCCGGTCTTCCCGGCTGGGCATCCGCTGCTCGACGGCAAGATCCACCGATTCGGCAAGGAAAAGAAATCGTGGTATGTGCTGCGCGAGCTGGACCTGCGCAGTGGCCGTCGCGTGCTGACCGGTAGCTTCGGCATGTGGATCGGCACCGACAACAATGCGGTCCCGGTCACGATCGATTGGGAAGGGATCACGGTGGAGGAGCGTGCCGAGGCCGAGCGCCGACAGCAGGAACACCAGCGAGCGGAAGCGGAGCAGAAGCTGCGCGCGGCCGAGCTGGCCGCGAACCGGGCGAAGATGGCATGGTCGGACGCGGACGCCGCGGCAGACCATGATCCCCATCCCTACCTGGAGCGCAAGCGCGTCGGTTGCGAGGGAACACGGATCGATCCCAAGGGCACGCTTTTGATCCCGGCACGGAAGTATTCGTCGGACGGCGCGACGATGGCCGGCCTGCAGAAGATCGCCCCGGATGGCAGCAAACGATTTAGCTCCGGAATGGACATGATCGGCGCGTCTTGCCTGCTGGGCCGGATCAGCCAGGAGACGCCGCTGATCGAGGTCGGCGAAGGTTATGCGACCTGCGAGACAGTTCGCATGGCCACCGACTTCGAAGTGCCAACGATGGTCGCGTTCAACGCCGGCAATCTGCTAGCGGTCGCGCAGCAGTTGCGCCGTGACTTTCCAAGCGCGCACCTGCTTTTCCTGGCCGATGACGATGCGCGCCTGGTCGCACGGCTGCGCGACGCGATGCTCAAGGACTTTGACGCGGAATGGGAACCGCTGGTTGACGGCATTGACCACGAGATCCCGACCAAGAATGGCGACGTCATGTGCGTGCGCGCCACCTGGCGCACGGACACCACCGGTACCGCCTATATCGAGGCCGACTTCCGTGCCGGACGCATCGTCCAAATGCGCAAGTTCGAAAACGCCGGGGTGTCGCGCGCGCGCGCCGCAGCCCTGGCCGTCGGCAATGCTTCGGTCGTCTGGCCGCAGTTCGCCGATCGCGCGTCAGACAGCAAGGATTCTGACTTCAATGACCTGTATCTGGCCGAGTCGATCGATGTCGTACGCGACCAGGTGCAGGCCGCGATTTCCCGCGCCCTTTCCAGCGACACTTCGCCAGCCGAAGAGATCCCCGCGCACTTTGACGCTGCGCCTCCTGTGGACGAATCCAGCTCTCCCGTCCCCTCGGACGGCGAGGCCGCGCCAGTGACGCGCAGCGGATTCACGCTGGAATGGGCGCTTTCGCACTGCGCCCTGGTGCAGGGTACGACCGACGTGTGGGATTCGCTGAACAAGCTGCGCATGAAGCGCGCTGGCTTCCAGGACACCGTAGGCAAGGACGTCGCGAAGGCTTGGCTGGAACATACCGACCGCCGCTCGATCAGCCCGCGCAACCTGCCGCAGCTGCGCCGCGGCGTCGCAGTCGACGAGGGGGCAGCGGGGGCCGACAACATCGTGATGATGCTGAACCGGTACACGCTGCTGTACGGGACCAAGACCGTGTGGGATGCGGACAAGCGTACCGTGATCGCGTACGACGCCATGTCGTTGGCACGTGGCAGCGATCTCGCGACACGCTGGCTCGAACATCCAATGCGCCGCGAGGTCGACCTGGACAACTTGGTCTTCGACCCGACGCAACGCGTCAACCTCGACACGCACATCAACATGTTCGAGGGCTTCCCGCTCACGCCAAAGAAAAACCAGACGAAGGCGGACTTGGCCCTGTCACTGCTGTACAGCCTGTGTAGCAGCGAGTCGAATTGCGACGAGATATTCCACTGGGCCCTGTGCTGGCTGGCGTACCCGCTACAGAATCCGGGCGCCAAGATGCAGACCGCCATGCTGTTCTTCGGTGAGAAGCAAGGCACCGGCAAGAGCCTGTTCTTCGAGGGGATCGTCAAACCGATCTACGGTGCGCACGGCGCCACCGGTGGCCAACACCAACTGGACGCGCAGTACACGCACTGGCGGTCGCAAAAACTGTTCGTCCTGTTCGAAGAGATCCTGTCCCGTCAGGACAAATACAGCCACTTCGGCCTGATCAAGCACATGATCACCGGCCGGGACCAGATGGTGACGCAGAAGTTCAAGGACGACCGCACCGAGGCGAACCACATGAACGTGGTGATGCTGTCCAACGAGTTCCAGGCGGTGCCGATCGAGCCAGACGACCGGCGCTTCCTCGTGGTCGAGGCACGTAGTCCCCTCGACCCCCAGCTCTTGCAAGAGATCCAGGCCGCCCTTGCCGATGGTCTGAGCGAGGCGTTCTATGCGTTCTTGCTCGAATACCCGCTCGATGGCTTCACCCCGCACACCAAGCCGCTGATGACGGTGTCGAAGGAACGGATGATCAACTTCGGCCGTCCGGACTGGGACCTGTTCTACATGGCCTGGCAGGCCGGCGAGCTGTCCGCGCCTTACTGCTCGTGCCTGTCGACAGACCTCTACACGGTGTACGCCCGCTACTGCAACAAGTACGGCTACCGGCAGATGACGATGACGAAGTTCGCCGAGCTGATCGCCCAGCGCGTCCGCAAGGATCGCCAGTGGGTAACCGTGGGCCCGACCGGGCAGAAGAAGCTGCTGACGGTGTTCCATGTGCCGTGGGGCGATGAGAAAGAGCCAGAGCCGTCGCTCAGCAAGCGGTGCGAACGCTTCCGTGACCTGGCCGATATCAAGGAGTGAGACATGCACGTCCGTCGTTTAACAGGGTTGATCATGGTTGCAGCAAAGTGCGTAAGCCGGAAAGCCAGTATCCATGCGGGTTCTACAGGGTTAACAGGGTTAACAGGGGTCGCAGGTGCGCACGTGTGTAAGTCGATCAAGCCGAACCCACCAAATAAAAATCTTCCCGTGTGCACGATGAAAACAATGTTAACCCTGTTAACTCTGATCAAAGCCAGTATCCATGCGGGTTTCAGCGTAACAGGGTTCGCCTTCAACACCGTTATGCCGTGTAAAGGAGCCTGATCATGCAGATCAACGTCCAGACCAACTTCGCCGAAATTTCCCAGCGGCTGTCCGAGATGGGCCGCCAGGCGCCGTACGTCGCAGCCTTGTCGCTGACGCGAACGGCGCAGGACGTCCAGGCCGCAATCAAGACCGAGATGCGGGGCGTGTTCGATCGTCCGACCACGTACGCACTGAACGGTACGTTCCTTAAGCGTGCCACAAAGCAGAACCTGGAGGCCCGCGTCTGGGTCAAAGACAACCCGTTCGGCAAGGGCACTCCCGCTGATCGCTTTCTCCTGCCGGAGATTTACGGTGGGAAGCGCGGCCTCAAGGGCATGGAAACCCTGCTGCAGCGTAACGGTCTAATGCAGTCGGGTTGGTTTGCCGTTCCAGCCGCGGGCGCCCAACTCGATGGCAACGGCAACGTCAAGCGCAGCCAGATCGTCCAGATCCTGTCCCAGCTGCGCGTACAGCGCGGCGCAGGCCATCAGTCGCGCGCCACGGGCAGCACGCGCTCGAACCGCACCATCGCTCGCCAGGGCGTGACGTACTTCTCGCTGTCGAAGGCATACCGCGGCCTGCAGCCGGGGATTTACCTCAAACGAAAGTTCGGACATGGCGCAGCGATCAAGCCGGTGTTCGTCTTCGTGAGGGCGGTGCAGTACAAGCCGCGCCTGCGCTTCTTCGAAGTCGGCCAGGTCGTGGCCGACGCGCAGTTCCCGCGCCACTTCGACGCCGCGTGGGCGAAGGCGGTCTCGACGGCCCGGCTCGGCGGGTAGGGCGGCTGGCCTGACCGGCCCCCCCGGGGGTTAGGTTCTTCCGAGGGGGCGGTTGGCAAGGGTAATTCAGGCCCCGTCATCGCACTAGCCGGTACCCAAACCATTTCCTGACAACTTACCTGACAACGTACCGAAACACATGCCGAACCTGACAACCATTGCCGAGTGGGCCAAGCTGGTGGGGATCTCCCGCCAGTCCGCGTATGACGCGGTTGCGCGCTGCGAAATTCCGGTGGCGGACGGAAAGGTCGACGCAGATTACGCGACGCATCTTTACGACAAGAACACCCGCAGGCGTGTGAACGGCGCGCGACCTGCCTCCCCGGCTATGGCGGCGCAGCCCGCGGGGTTGGCGGGTGCGGGAGGGGCGGGAGGTAAGGAACCCGCTCAGAAGGTTCCGGGCTACGACAGCAGCCGTGCGCGCAGGGAGGCGGCCGAGGCGGAGATCGCCGAACTGAAGCTGGCCGAGCAGGCCGGCAAGTTCCTTCTCAAGAGCGATGTTGAGGCGACGGCATTCGAGATCGCACGTGCGCTCCGCGATGGCCTGAACAACAGTGCGCGGCGCATCGCTGCCGAAGTCGCATCGCTGACCACGACCGAAGCATGCGAAGAGATAATCGATCGCGAGATCACGGCGCTGCTCGGCAGCATGTCCCAATCGCTGCGCGCGGACTTGAACGTGGATGTTAGCGAGGCCGTGCAATGAGGACTGCACTGGCTGGCCCCGTCGTGCGCGCCGCTGTGGGTCGCGGCCTTGAGCCGGATCCCAACCTGCCCGTCGATCAGTGGGCTGACGAGTACATGATCATTCCAAAGAGTGGCGGCGCGAGCGAGTACGGCAAATACCGGTCGAGCCGCACGCCGCACGCCAGGACAGTGATGCGCGCACTGTCGCCGGGCCACCCGTGCAAGCGCGTCGTGGTGATGGGTGCATCGCAAATGCTCAAGACGCAGGTCGCCCTGAACTTTTTCGGCGCTTGCGTGCATCAGGCACCGTCGAACTTCCTCTGGATCCTGCCGACCGGGAAGCTGGCCAAGCGTGCCAGCAAGCGTATCGACAAGACGATCGACGCCGTACCCGTGCTGCGCGAGCGAGTCGCCCAGCCGCGGTCCCGCGATGCCGTCAACACGATGGACACAAAGGAGTACGTCGGTGGCTCCCTGACGATCGTCACCTCGGGCGCGGCCGCCAATCTATCCGAGCTGTCGTGTCGCTACCTGGTGTACGACGAAGTGGACCGGGCTGACGCCAACGTCGATGGTGAGGGTGACACGACGGCGCTGGCCGAGGCGCGCCAGACCACTTACGAGCGCAACAAGAAATCCTACTATCCAAGCTCGCCGACGATCAAGGAAGCGTCAACGATCGAAGCGCTGTACCTGAAGGGAACGCAGCGCGAGGCCCTGGCGGACTGCGTGCATTGCGGTCACGCGCAGACGCTGGTGTTCGAACGCCTGGAACAGGGACCCGATGGCCGCGCGCGGTACGCGTGTATCGACTGCGGAGCGTTCATGTACGAGACCGACAAGACGCGGATGTTCGAGCGGGGCGCATGGACCGAAGGCGTTGCCGGCGATGGCGAAACCGAGAGTTTCACGATCAGCGGTATGTTCCTGCCCTATGGCTGGTTCTCCTGGCTCGGCCTGCTCAAGGAGTACAAAGCGGCCAAGGATAAGCTGGACGAGGGCAGCGACGAGCTGATGATCACGTTCTACAACACGCGCCTGGCGCGCAGCTGGGAGCGGAAGAAAGAGCAGACGAAAGCCAAGGAACTCCAGGACCGCGCCGAGCCATACAAGCTGGGCACGGTGCCCAAGGGCGGCCTGATTCTGGTCGCCACGGTCGACACCCAGCCGGACCGTTTCGAAATGAAAGTCGTCGCCTGGGGCGAGGGGATGGAGGGTTGGCTCGTCGATTACCAGATCGTCTCGGGGTCGCCATCTGAGCAGGCCACGCAGGACAAGCTCGACCAGCTGCTGCTGGGCCGCTACCGTCACGACGGCGGCCGCATGCTCCCGATCGCCGCGACCTTCATCGACTCGGGTGGTGCGAATACCCAAGACGTCTACAACTTCTGCCGCACTCGTCAGCATCGCCACGTCTACGCGATCAAAGGCCACTCGGTTGCGAACAAGCCGATCATCGGCGCGAAGCCGTCGCTGCAAGACGTCAACTGGAACGGCCAGGTGATCCAGCAGGGCGTCCAATTGTGGATGATCGGTACCGACACCGCCAAGGATTACCTGTCAGCGCGCTGGAAGTTTGTCGCCGGCCCTGGGGCTATCCACTTCTCGCAAGATCTGCCGAAAGAGTATTACGAGCAGCTGACCGCCGAGTATTGCATCACCGTCTGGCGG